GCGTCCAGCACAGGCACGTCACAAGTTTATGCGGCTAACTCAACCACGTTTACGGTTGGCTCTGATCCCAACGTGAACGGCAGTGGCACAGAGTATTTTGCGGTCGCGTTTGTCGAGGTTCCCGGCTTTCTCCGCCTCACGAGCTATCAGGGCAATGGAAGCTCGGACGGGCCTTTCATCAGCCTGGGCCACAAAAGCAGGCACTTCTGGATTAAGGAAGAAAGCAGCGCCGACGATTGGGTGGTCTATGACACGGCGCGCGATACCTTCAATGTGACGGGGCAAGTGCTGCGCTGGGACAGCCTAGCCGCTGAGTTTGACGGACGCGGCGGATCACGCGATGTGGACGTACTGTCTAACGGCCTGAAGATTAGAACCTCAAACGCGACAATCAATGGCTCCGGTGTGACGTATGTGGTGGCTTCATGGGGCGACCCCTTTGGCGGCGCAGGCGTCGCCCCGGCAACAGCGCGATAGGAGAAAGACAATGTGGACTTTGAACGGTCGAGTGATCCGCGAGGGCCGTGCCTTCGTTGACGACAACGGCGTGAAGCACCCTGCTTCGTGGGGGACATATGAGGCCAGCTACAAGGCCAGCATTGGCCTCGTGGAGGTCACTGTCGAAGCCAAGCCTGATGAGCGGTTCTACTGGGTCAGCGGGCCAGACATCACAGGTGCGTACACCTCTACGCCGCGTGAACTTGAGGACCGTAACGAGGTTGACGAGAACGGTGATCCGCTGCTGGACGAAGATGGCAACCAGATCGTGACCCCAGGTCTCAAGTCGCAGTGGATTGCTCGCACCAAAGAGACGCAGGGGTCGCTGCTCGCGCAGACCGACTGGGCGTACATCCGGCAGCAAGACACTGGCACGGCTGTACCTTCCAAGATCCAAACGTACCGCACTGCGGTGAGGCTAGCGGCCGGGGTTATTGAAGGGGAGATCGCAGCGTGCGCGGACCTCGACGCCTTCAAAGCGTTGTTCGTCGCGCCGACCAATGCCAATGGCGACCCGACCGGCAACGCGCCCATCCACAATTGGCCGGATCCAATCTAATGCGGCGCGCCATTCTTGTCCTGGGGCTGCTGGTTGCGACGCCGGCTGCCGCACAAGAAACGGCGTGTGTCGAGGACGAGAGCGCAATGAAAGAGGCGGCGCGCACCGCGAATGAGGAGCTGGCGCTCGAGCTTGAGACAGTCGGCGGCACTCCCCTTCGCCTCTTTGTCTCGCGCCACACATGGACCGTCTGGTTTGAGCGCAACGGTAAATGGTGTACCGCGCCGAGCATGATGGGTGCGATTAAGAGGCCGGACCAAGCATGATGGATGGAGCCATCGACGTTCGCCTCCTGATTACATTAGGGGGAATCCTCGTATCCGTGGCGAGTGCTATGGGGGTCATAAAGGCGTCCGTGAAACAAATTACCGCTACGCTCGAGGACCTCGAATCTCGCCTTCGCTCCTTAGATCGGCGCCTCGATCAGCTCGAGGTTCGCGCCGAGACGACACAGGGGCGGCTCACGATCCTCTCCAATATGTCATCCCCGGAGAACTTGCGCAGGGATCACATGGCTATGGCGTCTTTAACCAGTGCTGTGGAGCAGCTCCGCAAGGACACCGACCATCTGATTCACATCCACAATTCGCGACACATACCCGTCGCTAACGTGAGGCACGCCGAATGATACAATTACTCGGACCAATTATCGGCCTTGCGTCGTCGGCGCTCGAGGGCTGGCAAGACAACAAAAAGCAAAAGACAGCAATCAAAGCGGCGCAGGCCGAGGCGCAGATCAAGCGCATCGAGCGCGCGGCCGAGGCTGATACGGACTACGACCTCGAGGCGCTACGCCAGACGCAATACAGTTGGAAAGACGAGTATATCGTCATCGTTCTGACGGCCCCGTTCATCGCGTCGTTTATTCCCGGGGTACAGGATCACGTTCTGGCCGGCTGGGAATATGTGCAGCAGGCACCGGACTGGTACCAATACAGCTTCATGGGCGCAGTCGCCGCGTCACTCGGGATTCGCTGGGCCTTCAAGTTTTTCGGCGGTAACAAGTGACGGCCGTTTATGACATCAACGGGATTGCCGAGGCGCTGCGCGACGAGGAAGGATACGAGCGCTTCGCGTATGAGGATCACCTCGGGTACGTCACCGTCGGGATAGGCCGCTGCCTGGAGCCGGGCCGTGGCTATGGCATCGACGAGGAGGAGGCGGAATATCTACTGCGGCGCGACATCGGGCGCATGGCCGAAGCCTGCGAAAAGTCGTTCAGCTACTGGCACGATGTCTCGATGAATATCCGCGAGACGGTCATCATGCTTTGCTTCCAGATGGGCGTCGCCGGGTTCCAACGCTTCGCCAAAACCAACCGGGCAATATCTCAATCCGATTTCGATCTAGCGGCGAACGAGCTGCTGAACAGCAAGTTTGCGCAACAGACACCGGCTCGAGCTGAGCGCATGGCTGAAAGGCTTCGCGCCGGGTGAGGTTCCCGCGCCACGTTATCGGCGATCTATGCGAGGCCATCGCGGTCAAGGAGCTGACAGCGCGCGGCTACGCAGTATTCACTACGACGCAGGCGCACTGCCCCATCGACATCATCGCGGTGGCGCCCGGCGGCGAGGTTCTGATGCTTGATATTAAGGCTGATCGCTTTCGCACGAACCCTGACCGCAAGAAGCCGTCTCGAATCCATCGCAAGCTATCAGATCAGCAAAAGCTCCTCGGTGTCCGCATGGCCTATGTCAACGAGGACACCGAGGAGATGCACATCACTGGTTTATCAGAGTGATCGAGCGCGCGGCGCCTGGACGATATTCAAGATGGCCGCGCTCCTGTAACGCCCGCACCTTATCGTGAATGTTTCCCAAAGATTTAATTTCCATCGCGTCGGCCAGCTCGACATAGCTCGGTGAGTAACCATGCTCGTCGATATAATCGCGGATAATTTTCAGCAGGTCGGCCTGCCGCTTGGTTAAGCCCAACGTCATAGCGTCAGCTCCTTTACGCGTAGGGATTTGGCTCGAGCTGCCGGCTTCGCCTCAACGCTGTAAGCCTTGCGTGGGCCGGTCATCGGCCACGACACCTCGGCGAACACGACGCCATCGTCATCCTTGGCCAAGCCGCCCGGGTGCATCCCGATAAAGTCCATCAGCCGCGTCGAAATTTTATCGGCCAATTCGCGCGACGCCTTCTCGGCCGCTTTTGCGGCGATCAGATCCATCACGAGCTGCGAGTGCTCGCCGTCGAAATCAACCGGCGGCAGATCGTTCTCAGGTTTGGCATACGCCGACGCCGCATCATTCGGGGTCAGCGCCGGATACCAGTCCGTCACGCCCTGCGTCGTGTAGAGCTCCATGCGCGCATCGAAGTCGATCACATCTTCTCGGATCTTCGCCTGCATCGCGGCGTCGGGGCCGGTCAAATAGATGCGCAGCTCAGTGCCTTGGTAGAGAGTGAAGATGGCGGCCCACTGATAGCCGCTGCACATCATCAACCCCTGCACCTGTACGGGGCCACGGTAGGCGGCTGGCGTATCCATAGGCCCAACCCTCGTCAGCTTCGCTTCAGCTACTCCCGGGCCGTCCAAGGTCACGCTAGAGCCACCTAAGACATAGATGCCGGCTGCCGGATCGTGCTCGATCACGCGACCGTCGCCTTCGAGGATCCCGTCCATCGAACCCTGCAACGGCAGATCCTTGCACTCGAACCGCTCGAGGACGCGCGTATTGATTGCAAGGCCGAGGCGCGCGGCGCCTTCGTCGAGGATTGTGTCCTCGAGCTTGTTGCCCCAATGCGCCGCCTCGCCGGCCGGGTCACGGTCCTCGCGCGGATCTCGTCCAGCCTTACTCGCATCCCAGGCGCGCGTTGATTTGAGCAGCTCGTCGTTTGGCGAGCTCCACGGCGACATGCCGAACAGTGCTGGCAGCCGTGAGCACGACATAACGTGATCGTCGCTGAGCTTCCCGATGACCTCGCTCATGCGTCACCTACGATGACGAGCAGGAAAAGCATCATAGCCATGAAGGCCGCGAACAGTGTCGCCTCAAGCAAGGTGCGCAGAGTGCTGCGAGCTTCGGGCATGACAGGCGTCGCGGTGGCGATATGCAGCGCCATAAGTTTCTGGTGGAGAGTAGCCAATTTATTTCCTCCGAGTTGGAGGAATCAGCGCCTTAGCCAGATTGCGACATGCTAACTATCTGGTACGGTTGGATTAGCGAGGCTCGGCCCGGGCCTCCAACCTTTTGCTCGATTGAGCTAACGCACTGATCCCTTTGCAGTTGACGGATTTGAGTTTAGCCAGCGCTGTCGCGCTTAGCCAATACGTTCTGGTCTAGTTCTAATTTCGCAAAGCCTTGGCTTGCTAACCGGGGTCTGTTGACCTTCCGCGTATATGTCGCGGCCTGCTTCGGCGACGACCAGCCGAACATAGCCATGAGCTCGTTCTCGGTTGCGCCGGCTTCCGCAGCAAATGTCGCAGCCGCCTTACGAACGCCATGAGCTGTAAGCCCCGGTTCAAGGCCAGCGATGCGACAATCCTTAACGAAGCGCTGGGCCAAAGATTTAACAGACCAGCCATGTCCGCGCGTGGTTGTGAGGAAAACCAGATCGCCGGTCGGGCTTGCGTCGATTGCGTCGCGCAGCGGCCGGAGGATCGGGATGACGGTCGGCGGCTTGCCGTAGCGCTCGCGGCCTTTCGTTTCGTAAAACTCGAGAAACCCGTCGTGCTCGTGCTGCGGGCCGAGGATTGCGGCGTCGCTAATTCTGACGCCGGTATATAGTAGTAAGGCAAGCCGAAGGTGCTCGCGAGTGCCGTGCCCCCAGCGTTGGAAGTAAGCGGCGACATCATCCCGCGTCCATGTGCGATGGCCGTCGGGGTTTGTGCGTAGCTGTTTCTTAACTTCGACAACGCGGCGATCTCGCGCGACGTTAAGCTCGAGGTGGCCACGGCTGACTGCGTAGTCCAGCAGTCCGCGAAGCGCTTTAAGGCGCTGGCGCGCTGCCTCAGGCTTACCACGATCAGCTTTCTCGTCAACGAGCCTGATGACATCTTGCGGCGTGAGCTTGCGGTAATCGTCGCGCGCGATTGCGGGCAGGAACTGCTCGAGCACGTTGCGTCGAGCTCGCTGCGTTGATGGATGCAGCTCGGTAAACCCGTGCCAGGCGTAATACTGCGAGGCGAGCCAGCGGAACGTGTGCCGAGCTGCCTCGTCGTCGCCTGGGCCAACGAGCTGCTCGAGCGCGGCGGCGTACTCGGCGAAGAACTCTGGCGTTCCTTCGTCGGCGTAGAGCCGGATGCGCTCGGCTGACCCGCGCCGAACATAGATATACGCTTTGCCATTAACTGACTCTCGCTTGAGATATGGCAGCTTCGTCATGTGTCTGCCTCGTTCATGTCAGTAAGCATTGCGGTTCCGTTGCGGCGCATCTAGTGAAACGTGTTTCATTTTGCATGGAAACGCGTTTCACGATTTTCCCGTTTGTTGCTCGATGTTAGCCGGCTTGCTGCGCGCGACGTTCCAGACGTGCAGCGAGTCCGCGAAATCCTCTAATTCGGTCAGGCTAAGAAGGCCCTCGACCCGCCAGAAATAGAGCTCGAGGCTTGCGTCGGTCAGGCGCAGATCTATCGTAATCAGATCGCGTTCAAGCGCGTTACGGTAGAGCTTACGAACGAACGGCGGGCTAAATGCGAGATCACTCTGTAAGTTCGACTGACTGCGGCTTTGATCGGAAAGCGTGTAGTGCACCAGATACAGCAGCGTCGTGATGTGACTGTCGTTTTGATACCAAAAAGCATGTGCCGCGTTTTTGGCGCCGCCTGCCCTCACCTCGGCCTCCGCGCTGCGCCGAAACGCCTGTTGCGATGCGATGAATTTTGCCCACCGAAACACCACGGTTTTGCGCATCGCTTCGCGCGCTTCGAGGCGCTGCTCAGCCAGCTCCTCAGGTGATGGGAAACCGAAACGCGTTTCACTTTTGCTGATAACTTCTTTCACACCTTTAACTCCTGATAACGACGCCGCACGTTTGCGACGCTCGACAATGACCACTTCGTTATGGGCTTTCCGTTCTTGCCAATTCGTGGCGAGCCGTCTGGTTTCGTAGCGCGAGCTGGCTTCACGCCGCGCGCCTCGAGGCCCTTGGCAATCTGCTCCAAGGTGACGCAGCCATACTCCTCGAGCTCCTCGATGACCGGGCCGACGCGCAGCGCAAAATCATCTGCCGACGCCGTGACCGCCTCGCCACCAAGCGGCGCGACAGCAGCCGGGTCGGGCGCCCCCAGGACAACGCCACGCTTTTTTGCGGAGGACAGCGCGTCACGCGTCCGCTCGCTAATCACTGCGCCCTCAAGCTCGGCGATGTTGGCCATGAGTTGCAGCACGAAGCGGTTCTGGTGAGGCGACGCCATCTGCGGCACATCGCACGCAATCATCTGCACACCGCTCTCAATGATGCGCGTTAGGAACGGCAGGTTGCGCGTCAATCGGTCGAGCTTGGCCACGACCAGCGTCGCGCCCTCCGAAGCGCACAGCTCGAGCGCCTTGCGCAGCTCGTGTCTGTGGCGGTCGGTCGAGCGCTTGCCTGACTCTACTTCGGTGAACTCAGCGATCAGCTCCCAGTCGCCGCCGTTAAGGTGGGACTGCACGCGCTCGCGCTGGTCCTCGAGGCCGTAGCCTGTCGCGCCCTGCCGCTGCGTCGAGACGCGGTAGTAGGCGACATATTTACCTGAGTGTTTAGCCATATGATCCCCGGCTTTCTATTTATATTCCGGCAATGTACCGATTAGCTTTTGGAATAACAAGGCAAAGCATAAACGCTCCGATACGGTATGCCCTTGCCCTTTGCCCAGCGCACAGCGCGCTCGACGCCCCGGTTTGGGTCGCCATGCAACCAAGTGAACGCGGTGAACTCGAGGCCGTCGGCGCGGACGATCTTGATTTCGTAGGTCATGCGCGCACCGCCTTGTCAAACAGCTCCTCGCCGGTGCGCTCGTCCGTCACAGTGAGATAGGTGAAGGCGCTTTTACCTGACGCGGCGACCGCCTTCGCGATCCGATCCGCCTCGGCCAGCGCTTCGTCCGCAGCAGCGAAGGTCGATGTATTGACGACGCCATACGCGGTCCAGTTGAGGGTGAACGGTTTTTCCATACTTGCCTCCTATGCAGCGTCAATTTTGGGTAAATCAATTCGACTCAATTTATTTATCCAGATCACGTTTCGCGGCTTTAATGACTGCGGCCGCAGCGGCACGAGCCGACATCCCACGGTCAAACATATCGCCGATGCCGTCGAGCGAGTAACCGTCGCGCGCTTCGTTGCCGTCCAAGTTGAACCCGACGAGGCGCTCAACTTTCTTGATCCACACGTCCCAAGGTGTCACGACCTCGCCGTCGTATTCCTCGGCCCAAATTCGATAAAGGTTAGTCATGTCTGCCTCCTATGCAGCGATGTCGAACAACGGCAGGCCGATCAGCTCGGGCGGCATCGTTGTCTTGGGTTTTGGTTTGAACTCAATGATCTCGGCAGCCGGCGCGGGCTTGTAAGCGCCGGTCGCGACGTAGGCGTTTCGCAGCAGCCGGTAGATGGCGCGCCACTTTTTGCCGTGGCCGCTGCCGGCGGGGCCATACTTGCAGCCGGCGATCTCGAGCGCGCCGCAGTTGTAATCAATGACGTGCGCGATCTCGTGGCAGATCAGAACAGCGAGGGGTGCCAGGGCGTCGTCTGGGTCGCCGTATAAGTCGCCGATCTCGGGATCATTGGCGATGCTGCTATACTCGAACCAAGCGGCACGGCCAGCTTTGACCGGCGCCAAGCGCGCCAAGATCTTGGTCCGCTTCGGGCTCGGCCGGCTGTTGTCCCAGGCGTCTATGCGCTTGTCGCCCGGCGTCACATCCCAGCCGATGCTTTTCATGGCAATGCTGATCCACGGCTTGTAGTTTTTAATGCCGCCGTTGCTCCGACCCTTGCGATTGGCGAGGCGGACCACCAGCTCGCGCTCAAGGCTGTCGTCACACAGCCCTTCGCGCTTGGCGATGGCGAGTACGTCACAAATCATGCGGCGCACTTCGGTTTTCATGGTCACACCTCCTCAGTAACTCTTGGCGTCAACGCGCCGTTCCTCGAAGATCCCGACAATCGGCTTAAAGACGGCGAGCGCTGCTTTTTCGCTGGTCGCGTTGTTCTCGATCAGCGCCTCCTCGATTTCGTTGAGCTCCCAGCACTCGACGATGTAGTCCCAGCCGCTCTCGTAATTTTTCAGCGCGTAGTCCGCGACGTATTCGGCCAGATCTTTAGTCCTGGTCGTCATGGTCAGTACCCTCCCCGCTCAGTTGGTGTAGAAGGCGATCACGTCGCCATCGCTGCCCCGCACGAACGCCACATCACCGCCGAGCCGCGCGTCCCGGGCGTAGGTGGCGTAGTCGAAGTAGCGCCGCACGAAGTCGTTGGTTATGACGCCGGTGCCGTCCATGAAGTCCTCGGCCCAGTCGGCTTCGCTGGCGAACTCACCGCCGTAAGCCTCGAGCGCCGTCTCGATGGTGCCGGCCTCGTCCACGTTGTTGCGGTAGGCTTCGACAATCGCCTTGTCAGCGTCGTCGAGTGCCAGCCAGTCCCACAGCTCCGGCGCGATCCAGCACTCGCCGATCATGCCGCTGGGGATCCCTTCCCAATCCGTGAACATCAGCTCGGGGTCGGCCTCGTTGACGAATTTTTCGGCCGCCTCGATGAACTCGGCCTTGTCGTTGAAGCCCTCCAGGTCAAACCAGTTGCCCGTGAGGCCGTAACCGGCGTTGTATTTCCCGTAGGTCGTGACGAAAACTTTGGCCATGTCTGTCTCCTCTAGGCTGCCAAATTAAAAATGGCCCCAACTTCGGGGCCGTAATTGATTGCGTCTTTTTCCCAGCCGACCGCCTCGTCGATGGCCGCTTTCACGTCCCGCCGCCAACCCCGGGGCGCGCCGTACTCCGTGGCCCAAGCCGCGAACTCAGCCTTGGCGCTGTAGGCGTCGCCCTCGTAGGCGGCCAGCAGCTCGGCGGCGTAGTCGCTGGGGTTTTTGAAGAACTCACGCATTTTCTGGGATCCCTCCGTTTGGGTTCTGTAAACTTTCCGGTTCAGATATAGAACCGCTACGGTATCCTTACAAGACCCAATCGCTACTTTTCTGAAAAAAAATGCAGCACAAACATTTGCACCTATCCGACGACGTGTCTGAGGCGCTGGCGAAAGCCGCGAAGCTCGAGCGTCGCAGCCAATCCAGCCTGTGCGACGAGCTGCTGCGAGAGGCGCTCTCGTACCGGCTGCGCGATCAAGTCCAGACGATCCCGGCGTCGTGAGCTCAGCGTCGAAGCGCAAGGGCTCGGGCTACGAGCTCGAGATCGTGCGAGCGCATGAGGCACTCGGCATCGAGGCGGTTAAGACGCCGCTCTCCGGCGCACTTGGCGGCCGGTACTCGGGCGACGTGCAGATCGCCGGGCTCATTGGGGAATGTAAGCGTCGGCGCAAGGGCTACTCGAGCCTCTACAACGCGCTCGAACAAGGGACCGGCAGCGACATCATGTTCGCCCGCGACGATCACCGTGAGACGCTCGTCATCATGCCTTGGGAGACGTGGGCAGCGATTCTCGGCTGGCTTGGATGGGCGAAGAAATACCCGGCGACGGGTTCCGTGGATGGCGGCTCCATCCGGCAAACTG